ACGGAAGCCCGCGCTGGACAATGGAAATACCGGATTGCTCAATGCCCATGACGATGGACACATACAGCAAGTGCGCATACAACTGCCTGTATTGCTTTTCGTTCTTCCAGAAAAGCCACACACTCACCGGCTACACAGACGGCAAGGTGCGGTGCGTGAACCCCGAAAAGGTCATTAACCTTTTTGAAAGCGCGTTCCGAAACGACATTGCCGCAGTCAGCAAATCCGAGGCGCAATTCTTCCCGTATATTCAGGCGAGACGCATAATGCAATGGGGCGGGCTTGCGGACGAATTTGACGAGTATGAACGGCGGTTTGGACTCACGCTTGAACTGCTCAAATATTTCGATAAAATCGACTATCCGCTGTCGTTCTCCACAAAAGCCGCATGGTGGACGGAGGACGAACGGTACATGGAACTGTTCAGACGGCACACGCACAATTGGCATGTGAAGATTTCCATTATCACAGCAGACGCAGAAAAGGCGCGGCGCGTCGAAAGAGGCGTTGCGTCCCCGCAGGCGAGACTGGAAGCCATTCGCAGACTGGCGGCGCAGGGACAGCATGTAACGCTCCGACTGCGACCGTACATAATCGGTGTTTCGGAAGATTGGAAAACGCTCATTCGCCTCGGACACGAAGCGGGGGCGGACAGCGTAACAACGGAGTTTTTCTGTATGGAGGCACGGGCTGACGAACGCCTGAAAAAGCGATACGCGGATATGTCTGCTGTTGCCGGTTTTGACATTCATGCGTTCTATATGCAACAGAGCAAACAGCACGGATATAAACGGCTGAACAGAAGCATCAAAGCGCCGATAATTCACGCGATGCGGGATTATGCGCACTCCCTCGGAATGAGATTCCATGTGAGCGACGCATTCTGCAGAGAGTGCAACGATGCTTGCAACTGTTGCGGTGTTCCGCCGGAATGGAATGTGAGCCAGACCGGAAACATCGGAAACGCAATCATCATGGCGAGGGAAAAGGGCTATGTAAGGTTCTCCGACATCATGCCGGAGATTCAGAAATATTTCGGCTTCCAATGGTGCGGCGCGGCGGGCTACAACACCGGAAGCAACAAAGCGAGGGCGATGCGATACGACCTGACGATGGCGCAGTATTTGCGGAACAACTGGAACAACCCGAACAGCGGAAACTCGCCGTACAAAGAATATGGCGGAATCCTCGTTCCCGACGGCAGAGACGAAAACGGCGACATCATTTACCGATATGCAAAAAAGAGAGGAGAGGAGGCTGATGGGAAAGCGGGCGGATAATTTCGCGGAATATGCTTGGGAAAGACTCGAAAACGAGTCGCCAGAAGCATATGAAGCATTCTCTTTGTATCGGGACATGAACCAAGACGAGCGCAGTCTTGCCGAGGTCGGGCGGAGGTTGGGCAAATCCAAAGCGTTGATGGAGCGTTGGAGTAGCCGGCATGAGTGGCAACGCCGCGTCCGTGAGTACGAGAAGCATGTGGACGCTATCGCCCTGCGAAAAGCCACAACACAGCTTGCAGAGATGCGGGCAAGGCACATTAAAATCGGGCAACTTTTGCAGACAAAAGGGTTGAAAGCCCTCGAAAAAATCAAGGAAGAAGATATTTCCGCAAAGAACGCCATCCGCATGGTGACGGACGGAATGAAATACGAGGAGGAAATGGCGGCGGCAGAGTTTGCGGCGCACGCGCCCGCAGAGAGGGACGGCGCAGAGGACGAAGCCCTCGCAAAGCTCGACGACATTTTGGGGAGGATAAAGAGTGGATTCTAACAATTTCTTTTCCCCGATGCAATGGGAGTTTTTTCAGAACGCGACGCACAGATGGAATTTCAAGACGGGCGCGACCAGAAGCGGAAAGACCCACATGGACTATTATGTGATTCCGAAGCGCATACGAAACTGCACCGGAAACGGGCTTATCGTTCTTATCGGGAACACGCAGGGGACGCTCGAAAGAAACATCTTTGAGCCGATGCGGAGTATGTTTGGCGATACGCTGGTCGGCAAGGTGCGCGGAAGCAGTAACACGATACGCCTGTTCGGGCGAAAATGCTTTGCGTTTGGTGCAGACAAGAAAACGGCGGTTGACCGTTTGCGAGGAAGCGGCATCGAATATTGCTACGGTGACGAGGTGGCAACATGGAACGAAGAAGTGTTCAACATGCTAAAATCCCGTCTCGACAAGCCGAACAGCATATTTGACGGCACTTGCAACCCAGAGGGTCCAACCCACTGGCTCAAAAAATTCCTCGATTCCGACGCAGATATATATCAACAGGCATACCAGATTTACGATAACCCATTCCTTGCCCGCTCTTTCGTTGAAAACCTCGAAAGAGAGTACGCGGGAACGGTCTATTTCTACAGATACATACTCGGCAGATGGGTCGCGGCGGAGGGCATTATTTATCGGGTGTTTGCAAACGACCCGAAAAAATTCTTTGTCCCGCCGGAAGCAGTTCCGAAAGCGCGACTCACAAAAGTAAACATCGGGATTGACTTTGGTGGAAACGGTTCTGGCACGGCGTTTGTCGCCTCCGGATTCGTTGACGGCTACCGGAAAATCATCGGTCTTGCGTCGGAGTACCACAAAGGCGACATCGACCCCGAAAAACTCGACGAGCTTGCTGTGGAGTTTGGCAGGAGGGTTATCGCAAAGTACGGCAGAGCGGACAATGTGTACTGTGATTCCGCAGAACCTATCCTGATACGCGGCATCAAGAGAGCTTACGCAAGAGAGTCGATGCCGAGCCGTGTGACATACGCGGCAAAAACGAGCATAAACGGCAGAATCAGACTCACCGTGCGCCTCATGAATACCGAACGATACGGATGGACGGAGGATGCGGAGACGCTGGCGAAAGCGCACCGCGAGGCACTGTGGGACTCAAAGATAAAAACAGAAGATGTGCGTCTTGACGACGGGACAACGGACATTGACACGCTCGATGCCTTTGAATACTCGATTGAGCAGGACGCGAACAGACTCATCACCTGAATATTTCACAGAAAGGAACGCGCAAATGCTATCTCTCATTAGTAGCGGAGCAAAAGAAATCCGCAGAAACGCCATTGTCTCCGATGACATGGTGCGGGCGATTGAATATTGGGAGCGGATGTATCGCGGCGAGGTTTCGTGGAGAACGCCGGAAAATCCCGATTGGCTCAATTTGCCCGGTAAGATTGCCGCAGAGATTGCCACAAAGGTCACAAACGAGGTGGTAATCCGCATACAGCCGTCAGAGGAAACGAATGCGGCGGACGGCATTGTGAAGCCAACAAAGCCGATGGACGGCGCGGGGCAAAAGACCGAAGCAGGAAAGGCACTCGAACGGTGGCAGTACATCGATAAGGTATTGAAACCGGTAAGAACGAGGCTGTCTGTGTACACAGAATACGCCTGTGCTTTCGGCGGTATTTGCTTCAAGCCGTATATCAACGGCAACAACGAAATCGCGGTCAGCGTTTTCAACGCGAGCCGCTTCTATCCCACCGCTTTTACGGCGGCACAGGAGATTCAGTCGGGGTTCTTCCTCGACCAAAAGAAACAGGGAGAATTTTGGTATTGCCGTGTCGAACAGCATGAGTGGGACGGAGTTGAAAAATACACCGTCAAAAATACCTGCTATCGCTCGCAGAGTCCGGACGCTCTCGGAAACCCTTGCCCGCTTGCGGAGGTTGAGGACTGGAAGAACATTCAGCCGGTAGTCGAAATGGAGGAAGTGCATCACCCGTTGTTTGCGTACTTTGGCATCCCGCTCGGCAACACGGTTGACCAGACCTCTCCCCTTGGTGTTTCTGTGTATCACAGAGCCATAGATAACATTATGGCGGCAGACAAGCAATACCAACGGCTGATATGGGAATATGAGGGCGGCGAAATGGCAGTCGATATATCGGAGGACGCACTCGGAGTCGGCAAAAACGGAGAGCCAATAATTCCAAAAGGCAAAGAAAGACTCTTCCGGACGAACGGCGTCCCTGTTACGGCATCCGGAAACAAGCTGTTGGAGGTGTTCGCCCCGACATTGCGGGATGCGTCCTACACGAACGGTCTGCAGACGGCTCTGAAAATCGTTGAGGATGATGCGTCGCTCGCAAGAGGTACATTCAGTGACCCCGAAAAGGATACGCGCACAGCGACGGAAATTCGACAGCAGAAGCACCGCACATACGACACTGTACACAAGATACAGGAATCGCTCGACGCGGCATTGCACAACCTTGCACACGCCATTGATGCCATGCTCACGCTATACGGCATTTGCCAGCCCGGTAAATGGGCGTATTCCGCTTCTTGGGATGACTCGGTAATCGAGGACACCGAGACGGAGCGGATGAACGATAGGGACGATGTGCGCGACAACCTCATGGCGGCATGGGAATACCGCGTGAAGTGGTACGGCGAGACGGAGGAACAGGCGAGAAAAGCCATCAAGGAACTCGAAAAACCGAGCGACGACGATATTATGGGTTTCAACGCGAAAACACCTCCGGCAGAACCCGGCACAAACGATGGGGCGCAGAAATGAGACGGGAGGTGATGCGATGTGCTGACACCCGCACAATTGATGACACTTCCTGAACCGCTGTTGGAACTTTTCGGGGAATTGGAGGCGGAAATCCTTGCCGATATATGCGCCAGAATCGTGAAGCACGGCACAGTCACAGCATCGTCTGTTTGGCAGATAGAGAAGCTAAAAGAGATGCGCGGCCTGAACAGAAACGCGACGCGCCTTATCTCGAAAGCCCTCAATGTCTCCGACGCAGAGGTCGGCAACATTTTGCGGGATGCCGGCGTAAAGGCACTCGCGGTCGATGAAGCTGTGTACCGTGCCGCAGGGCTTGCAACTGGCAAATTTGTCTATTCGGAAGCGCTCAACGAAGTTTTGAAAGCTGGTATCGCAAAGACCAACGGGCTGTTGCACAACTATTGCGGCACGACGGCGCTCGATGCGACGAAAGCGCTTGCAAACGCTCTTGACAAATCCTATCTCGGTATCATAACGGGCAACCTCGACCCGGCGACGGCAATCCGCAGAAGCGTGAAAGAAATTGCCGGAAAGGGTATTCAGTCGGTGGCTTATCCAAGCGGGCATGTCGATTCGCTCGAAACATCCGTGCGCAGAGCATTGCTCACGGGAGCAAACCAGACGACCGCTGAATTGCAATTGGCAAGGGCGGACGAACTTGGTAGCGACCTCGTGGAGGTTACTGCACACAGCGGGGCGAGACCGGAACACGCAGAATGGCAAGGACAGATCTATTCCAGAAGCGGAAAGGTCAAAGGATACAAAGATTTCTACTCCTCGACGGGGTATGGCGACGGCGACGGGCTTTGCGGTTGGAACTGCTATCACAATTTCTATCCGTACATCCTCGGATTTTCTACGCCGACATTCTCCAAACAGCGAAGCGCCGACAACGACGCGGAGTACGACATACAGCAAGAACAAAGAGCATTGGAGAGGGCAATACGCGCCTCCAAAAAAGAAGTTATGGCGCTCGATGCCGCAAGAAAAGCGGCAACGACACCGGAAACCCGCGCACAGCTTGACGAAGAATTTTCAAGAGCGGCGCGGACGCTGGCGAATAGGCGAAAACGCCTTGAATCATTCCTCGATAGTCATGACGGATTCTTTTCCGCGTCGGATAGAACGGCTGTCGGCGGATATGACAGAAGCATTGCCAGCAAAGCGGCATGGGCGGCAAGAAAAGCCACATAGCCACACATTCAATTTCGTTGTTTTCGTGACACGGGAAGCCACGAACACATATCTCCGACCCGCGCACGGAGTGTAAATTGCACGGAAATCACGCAGAGCGACTGCGACAACAAAGCGTAGATTAAGGAGGAAAAACCAATGAAAAGAGAATTTCTCAAAGCACTCGGACTCGCTGACGACACCATCGACAAGATTATGTCGGAGCATGGTAACTCTGTTCAGGCAAAGAACGACAAAATCGCCGCGCTCGAACAGGAAAAGGCAACGCTCGGCACAAAGGTTGATGGGCTAACGCAACAGCTTACGCAGAGAGATGCGGACATCGTTGAACTGCAGAAGCACAAAGGGACGGCGGATGAGCTTTCCGGAAAACTCACCGAACTCCAGCAGAAGTACAACGACGACACCAAAGCGCTCTCCGACAAACTCGCGGAACAGGCAAATGATTTTGCCGCAGAAAAGTTCCTCGATGAGTACAAGTTCACCTCAAAGGCGGCGCGCAGAGCCGTCCTCGCTGATTTTCGCAAGGCAGAATCCGTCAAGTATGTTGACGGCAAGATTGTCGGCGGAAAGGAATTCATGGAGAAGTACAAGGCTGACGAGCCGGACTGCTTTGCTCCTGATGATAACGGCGACGGAAGCAAGGGCAACGCCGGAAACGGTGGAAATGGTGGAAACAACGGCGCGGGCAATTTCCCGCGATTCGCCCCGAACGGCAACGCGCAGGGCGGAGGTCAGGACGGCAATGTGAATTTCGATTTTTCGGGGTTCAACCTCGTAAGACCGCTTCCCAAACAAAACTAATCAAAAACGAAAGGAATTACTATCATGAGCTTTGAAAAGCAGACTCTTAACTACGCAAAGCAGTACAGCACGAACCTCGCGCAGGCATATCCCTATGTCCTGCATTTCGGCAAGCTGTACGCAACCCCCAACAACGGCAGATACCGTTGGCTGAACGGCAAGACGATTGAGATTCCTCACATCGTCACTTCCGGCAGAACCGCCGGTGACACCGACGGAATCGGCGCAAAAGCTCGCCGCTACAACAACGAGTGGTTCCCGCGCACGCTCCGCAATCACAGAAAGTGGGGTACGCTGGTGCATCCGACCGACATCGACTTTACGAACGGCACGGCAAGCATCCAGAACATCACTCAGGTGTACAACAACGAACAGAAATTCCCTGAAATGGACGCATACCTCGTCAGCCGTCTGTACGCAGACTGGCGCGAAACCGGCAGAGTGCCGTACACCGACACGCTGACTACGGACAACATCCTCGCCGTCTTTGACAGAATGATGGAGAGAATGACGAACAAGCGCGTTCCCTCCACCGGCAGAATCCTGTACATCACCCCGTCCATCGAGACGATGCTGAAAAACGCCATCAAGATTCAGCGTCAGGTCGGTCAGACTGGTCTGAACAGCTCTATCGACCGCGCCGTTTCCAACATCGACAAGGTGGAAATTGAGGTCATTCCCGAGGAACTGATGATGACCGCTTACGATTTCACCGAGGGCTGGACGCCCGGTGTGACCGCAAAGCAGATTCGCATGTTCCTCGTTCACCCGACCGCAGTCATCACCCCTGTTTCCTACGAGTATGCACAGCTTGACCCGCCTTCCGCAGGAAGCGAGGGCAAGTACGACTACTTTGAGGAGTCGTTCGAGGATGCGTTCATCGTTCCTCTCAAAGAATGCGCTCTCGAATATGTGTGCGAACCGATTGACCTCGATACGCTCACTTTTGCTACTGCCGCATCCACAGAGAGCGGCGCGGTTGCCGGCGACTGCAAAATTACCGTTACCACTCCCAAGAAGCACGAGGGCGATAAGTTCTACTTCTCTGCTACCGAAAGCGCCCCCATCCTCGGCGGCGAAATCGACAAGAGCAAGTGGACGGAGTTTGCCTCCGGCGAAATCGTTACCATCACCAACGGCACGAAAATTGCTGTGGTCGAGGTGAACGAGGACGGTCGTGCGGTTGCCGGCGCAAGCGGAACGGCTACCTCCAAAGCATAACGAGGTGAATGCGCATGGTAAGAGTTGTCAAAGGCAATTCCGAATTGCGCATTCCTGACAGCGAAGTCACCGCATACCTCAGACAGGGGTATGCGGTGGTGGACGCGAGCGGAAGTATCGTCGATGTCGGCAAGCAGCTGACATATGACGAGCTGGTGACGCAGTACAAGCAAAACACCAGAACAATCCGCCGTCAGGAAGCAAAAATTGCGGAACTTGAAGCAGAAGTTTCCCGCCTGCACACAATCATTGCCGAGGAAGCCGCAAAAACTTCCGCCAACGGCGCGAAAGAGGAAAGACGGGCAAACGGAGAGGCGGAAATAAAAGCCGCACAGAGAGCCAGAAAAGCATAACAGAAAGGGAGCGTGGAAATGGCATACATTACGGCAGAATATTACAAAGACACTTTCAAAGGCGCGGAGATTGCGGACGATGAATTGACACGCCTCGTGCAAGCCGCCAGTGATGCCATCGACATGGCGGCGGTGTTACCCATCAAGGTCATTACGGAGAATGTTATGCGGGCAACCGCATACGAGGTCGAGTGCCTTTTTCAGTACGGAGGGATAGACGCGATACACGGATTTTCTTCTGTCGGAAATGGCGCCGGAGGGAACGAAAGACTCGGAGACTATTCCGTGGGCGGAGGCGCGGCATCCTCGGCAGGAGGGGCAAGCGCATTCACCGTGGTAAATGGTATTCCGATTTCCCCGTTCGCCATCGAACTACTCCGAAAGGATGGGCTGATGCGCAGGTGGTTATATCAAGGGAGGTATGACAATGCCTGACCGCAGAATCCTGAAAGACAAGGTTTTCCTCTACCATTATGTTGGGGAGGTTGACTATGTTGCGGCATACGAGAAATACACGGTTTCGGGATGCTCCTTGCAACATCACAACGGGGTCGGAAGAACGCAGTACGCAACAACACCGGAATGCAATGCGCGGCTCTACATTTTCGACCAGAACACAACCGTCGTGGACTCCGAGGGCAGGAAGCGCAAGTTTATTGAGCCGGATAAATATGAAGCGTTGACGGGTGCTGAAAAAGCGTCCTACTGGACGATTGCACCGAACGGAAAAGATTATTTCGGAGAAACGGACAATGGAAACTTGCCGCCGAGCGGAGTTCCTAACTACTATTCAGTCATAGGGTACACGAGATTTGATATGGGTAGCAAGAGGATGCACCATGTGGAGGTGTTCGGAAAATGAGAATCAAGGTTGAAATCAACAAAGATTACACCATATCGCGCTTTCATTCTCGGTTTCAGCAAGCGCAAAAATACCTCGACAACGAGGTACTGAAAGATTCCGACCCGTATGTGCCTATGGACACGGGAAATCTGCGGAACAGCGGTATTCGCGGCACGACGCTTGGTAGCGGTCAGGTTGTTTATAACGCTCCGTATGCGCAGAAATGCTATTACGGCACAAAGATACACTTTTCGCCGGCAAAGCATCCGCTTGCAACCGCTATGTGGTTTGAAAAAGCAAAAGCGGCGAACAAGAAAAAGTGGTTTGACGGGGTCGAAAGGGTTATCAAGGGGTAATACGATGGGAAACACGAAATTCACAAACGACGGCTCATACCTTGTGCAGACCTTGCTCGATAAAGTCAACAGTTGGAGCGAAAAGCCGTGTGAAATACGGCTTGATGAGCTTGGCGAACAGCCGCCATCTATGATGCTCCAGCCGTTGACGAGGGCAAGGGTCGTGCGGCAGTATGTTGACGGCAGTTATATCGGCATCCTTGCTTTTGCAGTCTATATCCGCGTGAACTCGCAGGACACCCGAACGCGCCTTAACGCTACGGGTGTGCTGAACTCGCTCGGCGATTGGCTTGAAGCGCGGGATGAAGATACGCGGGAGTATAAGAATCTCCCGCAGTTTACAAACGACACGCAAGCTCGAAGCATCGAAATGACCGCAACCCCGGCAATCGCAACGCGATACGACAACGGGTACGAGGATTTTCAGGTGATTTTCGAGATGCAATATTTCAAAAAACGGAGGTAAAACACTATGTCCAAACTCATTACGAGAGACCAGATGCAGGCGTTTGCCGACTGCGGCACGGGCAATCAGTCATCGTACAGTCTCATTGGGGAGGGCTTCACCGACCTCTCCGAAAGCAAAAACGCAAAAGAGTATTCGAGGCAGTATGTTCACGAAAGAACCGAGCGCTCGGATGTTGTCGGCTATGCGCCGTCGATTTCCTACTCTTTCGATATGTATCAGGATGACCCTGTGTGCGAAAAAATCGCAAGCATCACCGACAGCGAGGCAGTCGGCAACGATGCACATATCGACATCGTGATTGCACACCTTTTCGACGCGACCGGAGGCAAGGCGACCGCATACAAGCGCACCTACGCTGTCATTCCCGACAGCAAGGGAAGCGGAACGGACGCACTCATCTATACCGGTACGCTGAAAGCCGTCGGCACGGCGGTCAAGGGTACATTCGACATTTCCGCAAAGACTTTCGCAGAAGCGGAAGCGTGATGTGAGGAGGATTTGAGCCAATGAGCCGAAACGAAAACATCATTTTCAAGCACAATGATTTCGAGGCGGAATTTGATTTCGCAGACGCAGACACTATGGAATCTTTCGAGCTTTCCATGGCGCGACTCCGCGAGGATGAAAAGGAACTGCCCAAAACGGGAAGCGCATCCGTAATCCTCCGCAGTCAGTGCAAATGGTTGCGCGACTTTTTCGACCGGATTTTCGGAGACGGAAGCGGCGAGAAGATTTGCGGAAAAAAAGACAATTTCAATGTGTGCCGCGACGCATATCTCCATTTCCTCGACTTCATTGAGATTCAGAAGCAGGATTACATCTCGGAAGCCAACGAAGTGCGCGGGAAGTATGGCGCAAATCGTGCGCAGAGGAGACATCCTGCAACGGCACCTAACCCCAATTCAAAAGGTTGAGGGCAAATCTACTTATCGACTCTCTCCCAAACACCGTCGAGGTCGGCGGGAGAGAGTTTTCGATAAATAGCGATTTCCGAACGAGCGTATTGTTTGAACTCCTCATATACGACGATGAGGTGAAGCCGGAGAGCAAGGTCGCCCAGATATTCGACCTTTATTTCGATGGAAACCCCGATGTTCCGAGGACGAAAGAGGCAATCGACGCGATACTCGCTTTTTATAGGTGCGAGAAGCGGGAAAACAAAGCGGCGAAGCGCCTCGCAAAACGCGCAGACGGAGGGCAACAGGCGAAACGGATTTATGATTTTGAACAAGACGACACATACATATATGCCGCATTCATGTCTGAATACGGGATAGACCTTAACAGTATAGAGAATCTGCACTGGTGGAAATTTTCAGCCCTGTTTTCCTCGCTCGGAGACGAGCAAAAGATATGCAAAATAATGGGCTATCGCGCGGCAGACCTTTCCAAAATCAAAAACAAGCAGGAAAGAGAGCGGATGGCTCGGCTCAAAGTTATCTATGCTTTGCCGAATAACGCAAGCAAAGAGGAGAAGATCGCACACGCGGCAAGCATATTCGCCGGAGGGATAAATCAATGAGTTTCACAAGGATTGCACTGCCAAAGACGGCAACCAAACGCAAATGGGCGATATGCCCGCATTGCGGAGCAAAGACAATCATCTATGACGACGCGGCAGAGTGTCGCGGGATATGGATAAAATGCACCAGAGGGTGCAAAAAGGAATTTGAACTCGTTGTATGCAACGGGGAGCAAATCACACAAACAGAATAACCCAAAACAGAAAGCACATTGAGCCATTGAGCCGTGCAAATCACAGCTGAGGACATTTGTCCCTGCCAAAAGAGAGGTGATTTGAATGGCAGACGGCTCTGTATTGATAGACACAAAACTTGACGAGGGCGGGCTAAAAGAGGGACTTGCATCTCTCGGAAGCAAGATTGAAACCGGAATATCCACAGCCCTCAAAGCCGCCACAGCCGCGCTCGCGGCAGTAAGCGGATATGCGGTCAAGGTCGGTTCAGACTACGAGGCGGCAATCGCAGGGGTTGCGGCAACAATGGGAACCACGGTTGACCAAATCGGAGCAATCTCGGAAAAAGCAAAGCAACTCGGCGCGGCGACGGCGTTTTCTGCATCGGAAGCCGCAGAGGGTTTCAACATCCTTGCGCAGTCTGGTTTGAAAGCCGACGAACAGTTGGCTTCCATCGACGCAACGCTCGCACTCGCGGCGGCGGGCGAAATGTCGATGGCGGAATCAGCCGGATTCCTTACAACGACGATAAAGGCGATGGGGCTTGCCATCGAGGACGCATCCTATCTTGCTGACATCTACGCCAAAGGCGCGACGATGGCGAACACCAGTACGACGCAGTTCGGCGAAGCGGTTACATCTGCCGCGTCAATGGCGGGCGCATACAACCAGTCGCTCGAATCGACCGGCACGGCGTTGCTGTTGCTTGCAGAAAAAGGGTATCAGGGTTCTGTCGCCGGCACATATTTGAGCCGTGCTATGTCGGACTTGTATGCGCCGACAGACAATGCGGCGAGCGCGTTGGAAGAACTCGGCGTGTCCGCATACGACTCGGAGGGAAAACAGCGAGATTTTCTTGATGTCGTAAACGACCTTAACGCCGCGTTTGCCACAATGACGGAGGAAGAAAAGGCATCATACAGCGGGATGATATTTACAACCGCTGGCTTGAAAGCATTCAACTCCATTGCGGCAAACTCTGCAGATACCATTGCAGATTTCAAGTCGAATTTGATTGATTGCGCAGGAGCGGCGCAGTCTATGGCGGACACAAAACTCGACAATCTGCAGGGCGATATAACAATTTTGAAATCCGCCGCAGAGGGATTTGGCATCTCGCTTTATGAGGGCGTAAACGCTCCGCTGAGAGACCTTGTTCAGTATGGCACAGAACTTATCGACCAGCTTAATGCGGCGGTAAAAGAGGGCGGATTTCAGGGGTTGGCGACAGCCCTCGGCGATGTCCTTTCGCAAGCAGTATCGAAAATCCTCGAATATGTCCCCACCTTTGTTGAGTGCGCGGTCAATCTCGTTTCCGGTCTTGTTCAAGGGCTGACGGAAGCCGCACCGACAATCGTAGAAAGTCTCACGAGCGTTCTTGGCACATTGGGTGAAGCATTCATAAGCATTACCGGCGACCTCGCTGTGCTTGCCGGAGAACTTATCAAAGGCATTTGCGACGGACTTGCGGCGAACGCGGATACGCTTATC